CTATTTGAGGAGAGTTGTATATGGCTATATTTTTTTTACCAAAGATAACTAGCTTTCCATAAAAGGGCGCTATAGCTACAATCTCATCTGTACCCCATACATTTTTTAAATCAATTGCACCAGTAGAACCACCTGTCCAATCATCACCATCTAAAAGATTAGAGTAAAATACAACATCTTTTGCTTCCGCAACACCACCACACCATATTCTTCCATAAAATCCCATAGCACATGAGGGGTCAAATAAAGTGCTTATTGAGGCAGGGTCAGTAGCATGTGCTGTCCATTTAGAACCTGAACCTAAAGAGCCATCGTATCTTTGTGGAATAACACCTGTATGGAAACAATGTAATCTATCATTAAAGTTTACAAATTGCCAATCACCTGTTGTGCCGCTTACAGTGTGTTTAACATCATCACCGCTACTCGGAAAAGCAGTATTAGGTGAGGTAAAGTCTATGGTGTATATGCTTGTGCCATGACTTGCAAATATTTTGTTTGTACCTTGATCGTTATGCTCTATTAAAGAGCCTATAGCTGTACCACTTGGAACTACTTTTTGTTTAAGACCTTTTCTTAATGAAATTCTGCCTGACTCTCTTAGTACAATGTTATTAGCATTGGTTAAAAAAGTAGAGTCTAATGTTGCTGGATTATCTTGCGTATTTAATCCATTAACACCAAAATTAGGTAAAGGAAAATAAGATAAAGATTTAGCCATTAATTTATATACCAATCAGATTCAAATTGAGTGTTACCACTATCAAGCATAATTGCTTGTTTTAATGCTTGATTTGTTTCTTCTGCTGCTGAAGAGGACAATGTTCCACCATCTTCACCACGCTCTGAAATTGCCCTTGCCCACGCTCCAAGCACAACAGGTTTTGTTGGAACTTTAAGAACTGTAGCTGCTAAAGTAAGTTCGTCTTGTGGCTTAACAATATCAAAAGAAATTGTTTCTGCGTTAATCGGAACAGGTGATAAATCTACCTTTAAATTATTACTGCTATCAGCACCGTTAAAACCGTAATATAGAGGCTCACCAGTGGGGTCTGTGGGGTACTTTACACTGTTAAGGTAGCTTCGGCTTACCTGGACTAATTGAGTGCCCGTAGTGTTGTTTATTGCATCGACAATTTTGAACTCTTGACCAGAGGATAAGTTGTAGTTTTTAGTGCCATTTACTGTCGATATATCTACCGTTTCTCTAAGCACTAACCAATCGTGATAATTCTCTATAGCTCGCTTTGAATCATTAACCAGGCTACCTATAACTTTTTGATAATCACTTACTGTTGTTGAGTCATTAATAGCACCAGACCAATCGCTAGATATTGTATCTTCTCTTAGTCTTATTAATACTTCGTTAATTAATCCTCTAAATGTCATATTATCTCCTTGACGAAATGCTTGATCCAAAATAAAGTCCAACCACGGCCATGATTGCATGACTCAACCATTCAGGGGTAACAACACCTTCTAGCTGTATGTACTCGGTAACTTCTTTTGTAAAATCTAAAAACAGTAATTTAAATCCTTCGGTGCTAATAATAGGTACTTGAGTTGTTTGACCTAGTAGTGGGGCAAGGATAAGAAACATAGCCATAGCCATAAATGAAACCACCAGGAATTTACGAGTCCAGTTAGCGTGAGGTGTAGACCATTCTCTTGCAGCCGATCTTGATAGTTCATTCTCTCTACCAGCTTCTAAAGCCATCTTCCATTGCTCTGCTTTATCAGCATTGGATTGAGACCATATACGCATGACAGCACCACCTATTGTTGAACCCAACATAGTGATCACTTCCATAGGTATTCCAAACATACTAACCTCCTGTTAAAACGGTTACGATTATTTGTGCGACAATTATTAAGATAGCTGTATTCATTTCTTATCTAGTTCTAACATTAGGTCGATGATTTTTTCTAATTTATCCTCGATACTGTCGAAGTTTTTTTCGGTAGCCATTTGTTGAGATTGAAGTACAGCGACATCTCGTTCAATATCAGTTACATATAACACCATTAAAATAATCATTGTTGCTGTGGTAGCAATATGTGATAGTGATATTGTTTTGCTTAAATGCCATCTTTCAGTAGTCATAGTTATCCTATTTGTAGATTGTCTTGTGAAATACTGTCTTGTTTTTTAACCTTCCCTTTTTCAAGCTCAATGGTTAGGTGTTGTACTTGAATCATTGTTCCTCGCAAGGCTTCGATGATTTGTTGCATATCTGTACTTATTCTTATTTGGTTTTGAATAACAGAATCAAGTTCTGGACTACTCTGTACAACTTGTTCTTCTAATAATTCAAGCTGGTTATTCATATTCAAAGCGTAACCAAAAACAGATGCCTGAAGAACCACCAAAACTGAAAAGATTAATAGTGTTACTCTGTTCATTTATTAAGTCCTACCGCACTACCAGTTAGAATCGCACCGAAAGCTAAGTGAAACAAACCACCACCCATTAAGGTGAAAGGACTGTGCTGTGCTGTGAGCGTTTTCATTAAGTCCAACTGAACAAGTACCTCATCCGTGGCATTTATTATTTTCATAAATTCACTTATGTCAGGTCTATTAAGTCCGTACCAAATTGGAACAAACATAAAGTCGTAGAAACAAATCAGCAAGTAAAGTATCAAAGCTGACCATCGCCATCTTTGTGTACTGATTTCTATCTCTGTCATACACAGGGAGGCTCACACATCAAAGCATTAACACCTATAAACATTACAGTTATAAAAACCGATAAGACCATAAGTGTTAATACTATTAACTTCATTAAGCTACCTTTTCTTCCTCAACTTCCAAAGATTCAGTCAGCATATTCATAAACGCATTTCGACCTACATTCAATTGGTCTAGGTTGAATTGTGCTGAACTGATTTTCCTATCCAAATCTGCAACGTGGTTGACCATCGCTACCTGCTCTTGCGTTAAGTCATCTACGCTATATTCTGTATCGTTAATTGTTACTTTTTGAGGCTGTTCTTTTTGTTTTTTAGCCATTATTTACTCCTGTGTTATTTAGGCAACTTCTTCTAACACTACATCCCACGGCTTGCCTGTTACCGAGGAAGGTGCTTTTTGTTCTTCTATCTGAGCCAGTAGGTTAGCTTCTAATCCTTCATCTAAGGTTAGCCATCCAACTACTGTTTCTTCAGTCAAATCAGCAAAAGGGATTAACTCAGGTGAGTCAGAATCTCTTGTGAATGACTGTGTTCCGTATGCCCTAGCAGAGTAATCTCCATCCACTACACTGGCGTTCCAATGAGCAATAGTGACTACATCATCTGCTGTGGTTCTTTCTAATTGATTAATTGTTATTTCCATAATTACTCCTGTACTGTTGCTGCTTTCAATTCGTCTGTAGTTGTCATTGAGTCAACTTGATTTGTAATATCTCTGAGCCTTTGCTTCTCAGTAACAATAGCTGAAGTATCTGAGCCAGCTTCTTGTGCCTTCATAAAGAGAATGTCTTGTTCTTCTAACAGAGGTTTTCTCTCTGCTCTAAGTCTGTCTTTAGTGATGACTTTGGCTTTATCAATGTTAATTTGCATTGGCATTAGAGATTCTCCTTCATATTGTATTTAGCTAAATCTTCTGCACTCAAGTCTGCTGAAGTCTTTTCATCAGAACCAGCTACATACTCCCAAGCATTTCTGAAACTTCTGTCTGACAAATCAGCATCTGTAATCTCGTATGGAGTTCCTGTAGGCAAGTCTTTGTTGGCTATATGTATTAGCTTTTCTTCTTCTGTACCTTCTAGTTGAGCTAGGAATTTAGGTGCTGGAATTAGTTGAGATAGTATTCCGTTATCTTGTGCATAAATTATTTTCATATTAATCTCCAAATATTAGTATTTCTGTATACGCATCTTGGTCGCAACTAAAAGTAGTTGAATCATTATCAGCCCACATAAGATGGCATCCAATACTTCCAACAGCCCTACTGCCATTTGGCATTTGAACTACCATTGTATCATTAACACCACTTCCAGCGTGTGCGTGTGCAACAGCACAATAATCATCATTAGCCATATTATTAGAAAAAGTAGTTGTGTACTGTGCAACACCATCATCAGTAATCGAACTAACATTATGACTATCCGTAATAGAATTACCTGAGTTTATTCTTATCCAAGCCTTCGCAGTAAACTGTGACAAGCCTCTGCCATCTGACCTTATTTTTAGTTTTTCATCCCCATCAATAAGAAACTCGATATCTGAGTCAGCCTCAACGTCACCAACATCTGCACTAAATCTCAAGTCCTCACCGTAAGACACTAATTCGTGATACAGCCCTGAAGTTGTGGTATCGGTTAATCTAACTGCTGGATTAGCTGAAGAAATATCAAGCTCTTGTGCTGGTGAAGCTGTTCCAATACCCACGTTGCCAGAGGAGTCTATGGTCATTCTCACTGCAGGACTTTCAGTCCCATCAGCGGATGTTGCAAACTTCATACGAGCTGGCATATCATTATCACCCGGTGTACCATCAACCTCTACCAGTATTTGAGCGCATCTACTCCAATCATTTCCATTATAACCATCTGCATCTATTCTTAATATAGTGTCATCATCTTGAACAATCGTAGGTGAGGCTAAAGACCCTCTAGATTTTCTCCAATGTAAGACGGAAGGATAAATATTATCAGTATTCCGCTCTAAATAAGAATCTGACGAAACTGCGTGAATTGTTCCTGCTGGACTCGAAGTTCCAATCCCCACGTTGCCAGAGGAGTCTATACGCATACGTTCTGTACCTACAGTTTCATCAGAAAACACTAATGAGTAATTGTTAGAACGAACCGCATAATATCTTTCACTGTTTTGTAAGCCAATTCCAGTTGGGTTAGAGGTTGTACTTTTAACGTGTAGCTTCTGGGAAGGCGAACTAGTACCAATACCCACGTTGCCTGAGGAGTCTATACGGAAATATTCACTACCTGAGCCATAAGTAGTTCCAGTTCCGAAGATTAAGTCACCATCTTGACCGTGTAGTGCCAACCACCTGTTTGAAGATGCACCTTGAAATTTTATCCCTTGATATGTTGTATTATCCTCAAGAATAACCCCATCAGCAGTAACACTACCAGTAACATCAATACCAGTAGCAGTTGTTTCAAATTTCTTAGAATTATTATAGTAAAGGTCTACCGAACCATCTGCATTCATATCCGCCATAGTTTTAGAACCATCACTCTCACTTATAAATTTAATTTCAGTACCATTTCCAGTCCAAAGTAGAAGCGAACCAACACCTGCATCTTTAATGTAGCTATTATTATTATCACAAAACAACTGTAAATCACCACCAGTACCTAATTTAAGCTTAACATTATCATTTAAATCTAAATCACCTGTCATAGTGCCACCAGATAAATTCAGCTTAGAAGCTGTGGCATTGGCAATGGTTATCTTCTTACTCGTTCCACCATCATTAATAAGCAGTTCTTCTGTACCTGCTGGGGTTGTCTTTGCTGATAAGTCTGATACTTTAGTTGTTGCCATTTTTTACTCCGTAATAATGTATGTTGGTGTAGCTGAAATTGAGGATTCAATAACAAGATAACCACCTTGTTCTAATTCTATTTCTAGGGCAGAAGATTCATTAACATCAAACTCTCTTTCCCATTGCCTTTTGTTGGCTAATATAGCAAAGGTTTTTCTTCTTTTCCACCACATTAGAGTCTAAACCTCATCTTTCTGCGACCTATCTTTTGTCTTTCTGCTAAAGCTATGAGTTCGTCTTTAATCTCTTTGACAAGTGGCGAATACTTGGTAATAACTTTTGCATCTTTTCTTTTACTGATTTGACCAGTAGGCGTACCCACATACGAGCCACCCTTACTTCCAGAACGAGCCTCTTTTGGAGTTTTTGTAGCTTTATGGTTATATTCATAATCCGTTTTTTCCTTTTTAATTGATTCGTTGTGTGATGCGAGTTGTTTACCACCATAAGTAGGTGCTTTTTCTTCTGACTGAACGCTTTCTAGTTCCTCATCTTCATCCATCAAACCATCTAGCATGTCCATAAGGGAGTCTAGTTCGGTTTCAGGTTCAGGATCATTAGCAAATTTAAGGGCGTTAGACTCTACAAATTCATCCATAGAAGGACTGTCTTCATCCTCCTCATCATAGTAATGCGAATAACACTCTTTAAGCATCCTTGACCATATCTCAAGTATCTTTGCTTTAAAGCGATCTATCTCAAGTAAATCGGCTGAGTCTGAGCTTGTAGTATCTTTAAATATGTCCACTAAATTTATTCCTATAGTTGCCTTTCTTGTCGGTTTCGCTTATGCGCTTGCGTTCTCTCATATTCCAAAGAGTATCTTGATTACCAAAATGAGGTCGATTTTGATTAATAGTCATTATTACACTGCCTTTTTCATTACACTCTGGACAATCTTTGTCTACATTTCTATCAGACATAGAACATAATTCTTCAAAGACATGACCATGTTTACATTGATAGTCGTAGAAGGGCATTATTTTTTTAGCGGTTTTCTTTTTCTTTTAATTGATCCGCCAGTTGGAGAGCTTTTTTTCATACTTTTCAACAACCTCATCCCCGAACCATGAAATGCTCCTGGTTTATGTAATTTTGCTTTTTTCATTCTATCTCCTAATTAATTCAGAAAAACCCCCTCGTGAGAAGGGGTTTCAACTTAATTAACTATTAAGTTCCTGGTACAACAAACGCAACACCAGCATCATTACGAAGTTCTGCAACTCCATAAATAGTATCTGAAGTGAAAAGATCACCTAAATACTCCTGTTTATATTGCGTCTGGGATCTGACACCCACCTGTTCAGCAAGAACTAGAGCATCCTTGTGTAGTAGGCATCCAACTCTATCAGTTGCTGTATCAGCAGTTGTAGTAGTTGGGCAGTTAGATGAGATATGAACATTAGCACCATAAATCATGCCAATTTTTCCTGTCGCTATCGCATCACCGTTGCCAATGAACTGTTGCTCTGTGAACCTACTAAGACCCAACATATCGTTAGCAACGATTGGTGGGATAATAAATGAACGATTGTCCATTGGTACATCTGCATCATCTAATTTAAGAATCAACGCTCTGATTCCAGCATCAGTAATGTCAGCAGCATTAGATGAGTTACCTGTGTAGAAAGATGCACCAGTTGAACCAATGTAAGCCTTCTCCCAAGCTGCTGCATCAGAGCCACCTACTGTTCCAGATTGTAAGCCTTCCCATAAGGTAACTAAATCATCATCGACTTGCTTTGCAAGAGCATAACCAGCATCGTCAGTATAGAACTTTCTCATACTTGCGAGTGCTTGTACTTCTGCAATATCCTCAATAAGCTTAGAATATTCATAATGCTTATCGATTGACACATTAACAACACTGTTTGTTGCTGCTGATAATGTTACTTGTGTGTTTGCTGCTTTAGCACTAGCTGAACCTCTCGCTGGAACAGGGATATGAATCGTATCACCCTTCTTTCCTTTGTGAGATAGCTTAGTAACTAAATTAGCAACC